GTAGTTAAATATGAACATATTATCTACCGCTTAATTGCTCCTTCAAGATTAAAGAAAATTGGCCGAGGTTGGTGGACTAAGCCTGCAAGAGTTGTATTCGGACAATGGTGGGGACAAGAAATATCTGTTAAATCAATCACAAAAAAAATAGATGATAATTTAAAAATTGATTGTGACAGAAAATATGAAAATTCAGGTGCAGGAGTGAATACTAGTAACAACCCAAGAGAAACTCAAGGAAGTAGATACTGCGGTTTAAATCTAAAAAACATCTGGACCAGAGGTTCTGTTGAATTTAGATACCACCAGGGGACTTTAAGTTTTGAAAAACTTTGGGCGTGGATAGTATTTACTCAGGCTTTTGTAGTTGTTAGCAAAGAGAACAGTCGTGTAAACTTTACTAATGTTCAGACTAATGAAGCGGGTATGTTTCACCTTAGAAAAGCAATCGGTTTTATCGGTAGTAAAGATAGATGTGAAGATATAAAATTCGCTAATAAAGTGATCACAAAAAGATTTGCAGAATTAAATACTTCAGCGATGAACGCAAGCCGAAGAGGAACTAAGTATTTTAATACAATTAAAGAGCAACTACAGAGAGGAGCATAATTATGTGCGGATTAGCAGGAATTATTTTAAAAGAAAAAGACAGAGACAACGAGGCCCTTAATCGGGTCTCAAAGTCTTTTGTAAAAATGTTATACGAAGCAGATATCAGAGGTGGTCACGCTACAGGATTTGCTTTAATAGATAAGTTCGGAGATTATACTATTTGTAAAAAAGCAAAAGATGCATATAAATTCTTTGAAGATTCAGATGCCCAAGATAACATTGATTTAATTTACAACGGAGTAACTACATTAATGGGTCACACTAGATATGCGACACTTGGCTCACCAACTATTAATAAAAATAACCACCCTATACGGACAGGTCAAACTATAGGTACTCATAATGGCTCAATACATAACCATAAAGAGCTGTTTAATAAGTATGCTATGGAAAGATATGCCCAAGTTGATAGTGAAGCCATATTTAGACTATATGAAACTTCAGGCAGTATGAGTGAATTTGTTAATAATAGATTGCCAAAAGTAAGTGGTCGTGTAGCTATAGTATGGGCAGACTTAGAAAAACCAGAATATGTATATATGGTTAAAGCTAATAATCCAATTCAGATGTATTATATTCCCGAAATAGATGGATATGCTTATGGTAGCACAGATGCTATTGTTAAATCAGGTTTTAAAGTTGATTATAAAAATGCAATTACTATAAAGCCAAATACAATGGTTCGGATTAATACTAAGACACTCAAAATAGATACTAAAGAAATCACGATAAAAAAACCAAAGCCAAAGAAATTTGCTTTTTATAACAAAAAGATTGGGGCTTATGAAAGTAAATCAGAGACAGTTGAAAGATTTGTTCCTAGATTTTCATATAGTGATCAACTAAAAATGTTTAAAGCAAACGATGGTTCAACAATTAGAAAGGTTAAGTAATGAAATTATTTGTATATGGCACGCTCAAAAAGGGTGCTAAAAACCATTTTTATTTAAGAAATGCTAACTTTATAAGGTATGAAGTAATTCACGGATATGCGCTGTTTGATATTACTCATGGATTTCCTTTAATGTTTGAAGATATAACTGCCAGGAAAGTATATGGAGAGGTATATGAAATAGATGATAAGATGCTAACAGCTATAGATGCACTAGAAGGAGAGGGTAAGTTTTATAAAAGGATATATGATAGTAAATTAGATATGAGCTATTATGTGACATTAGATAAAGATAAATTTAAAAATAATTACTATAAGCTGACTAGGATTAAAAGCGGGTTTTGGAAAGAGTATGTAAGCAGAAAATATAGTGTAATGATAGATGATAGATTGTATATTGACACACCAGATAAATTAGTGTTTCATATGAGATTCTTTGACGGCAGAAGAGCACCAACTAATAAAATTTATATGGACTTAGTAAAACAACGTAGCAAGATAAACTTAAATACTTTAGATGAAGAAGCATTTATTGTAGATTGTATTATGAGTGGGGTAATTAGTGAGCGAACCGATTGAGAATTACATAGATAGTTTTAAATGTGGTATTTGCCGTAAATTAGTAACCATGGTTAATAGGCAAGATAATAATAATGGGCATATATGGAGTTGTCAAGATTGCAGTGAGAAATATCCAAGATGGAACCATTTGAATACATAGTAACAATAGTATCATATGAAGAGTTTAATGAATTAGTTGATATAGCAGGTCACGATGAATTAATAGTGATGGAATTAATAGATGCAATAGCAAGAATTAATGGAGAGATATATGAGCAAACAAACTCATTTGGACAAACTTAATGTAAATCACAACTTTAACTACCACTGTGAAATACAATACGAAACAGAAAAAGCATTTGCTTATACAAGCGCCGTAGGTGACACAATACAAGAGCTAATGAAAGACATAGAAAATAGATTAAGCTACGTAAAAGACCGTGACCCTAAAATAGTAAAAGCAATATACTTGCCTAATAAAGAAAACATAAATATAACTCCAAAGATAATTTCTTTACTTACTTTAAGACCTGTTACACGCTTAAAATAATATATTTCAATAACTTTAAAAGTGTTTTTAAATTAAGATACTATAAAAGCAAGGAAAATATTATGCCCAAAGGTAAAGGAACTTATGGTTCAAAACGTGGTAGACCACCAAAAAAATCTAAACCGATGAAATCTAAAAAAGCTAGATTTGGCAAAAGAAAAAAATAATACAGCTCTTAATGTAGAGCTAGTTGGTATTAAAAATCTAAAGATGACTCATAACTGGCGTATTGAATTCGATGTATTTGAAATAGACAACGACAAAGTCAAAGACTTAATGGATATGTTAAACAAACCAATCTCGATGGGATTAGTGCAATTAGATGACTAAACAAACGCAGAACAAACGTGATCATAAAGATAATGGAAAGTTTGCTAAAGGCAATAAGCTAGGCAATAGATGGAAAAAAGGAGAGTCTGGTAATCCTAATGGTAGGCGCAATGCTTATACTGATTTAATAAAACAATTTAGCTTTCAAGAAGTAAATGGCAAAGAGCGTAGGGAAATAATATTAGGTAAGTTATTTCAATTAGCAGAACGTGGAGACCTTAGAGCAATACAATTCATAGTAGAGCGCATGGAAGGTAAAGCGTTAGAGCGACAAGAGCGAACAACAAAAAGCGAACCAATCAAAGTAATGGTTATAGGAGAGGACTAAATGGCAAAAACAGTAACTTGGACATGGGGTGGAAAAAGATATTCTGGAACACTCATCAGAGAAACAAAGACTCATAAATTTGCTAGAACTAAGAATGGAAAAACAAAAAAAATTAAAAAATGATTCAATGGACAGTAAATCAAACTCGCAAAGATATATTAAACGACCCGAGCAGATTCAAAGTTTTAGTATGTGGCCGAAGATGGGGAAAGACTGTACTGTCACTTATGTATTTACTGAAAGACCAATTCGAAGCAGGAGAGCGCAGGTGGTTTATCACACCAACTTACCGACAGGGGAAAATGATTGTATTTCCTATTCTACGCCAAATGTTTGCAGGGTTTACTGGAGCTAAATTGAATGAAAGCGAAATGTCTGTTGTATTTGATAATGGAGCAGAGCTTGCAGTTAAGGGCGCAGATAATGAACACAATCTTCGTGGTGTCGAACTCACTAAATGTGTAATGGATGAGATGGCTTATATTAAACCACATGTATGGGAAGAAATTGTTTACCCTATGTTAGCAACAACACAAGGAAGCGTTTTGTTTATAGGTACACCGAGTGGATATGATGTGATGTATGATTTATATAGCAGAGGGCAAAGCGAACCTGGATGGAAGTCTTGGCAATTTAAAACTATAGATGGTGGATTTGTACCAGCTGAAGAAATAGCTAGAGCAAAAAGAACAATGGATTCAACTTTGTTTAGGCAAGAGTTTGAAGCATCTTTTGAATCTACAGGAAATAGAGCAGCCTGGAATTTTGACAGGCAGGTACATTGTAAGCAAGCAGACAACTTATCTGATTATAAATGGTGGGGTTGTGATTTTAACGTAGACTGGATGAGCGCAGTATTATGCACTCAATACACTGATGGAACAATACACTATTATGATGAGATAAGATTAAAGAATAGTAATACTGAAGAGATGGCCAGGAAAATGAAATCTATTATGCCAGGCGTTGAAGTATATCCTGACCCTGCAGGCTCGGCTAGGTCTACAACTTCAAGAAAATCAGACCACGCTATTTTAAGAGATTACGGATTTTTAATTAGAGCAAAGAAGTCACACCCAAGCCACATAGATAGATTAAATGCTTTAAATAGAAAATTATTAGATGCAGATGGTAATGTAACAATGACTGTTGATCCGAAATGTAAATTCTTAATAAAAGATTTAGAGCAAGTGCAGAGAGATAAAAAGGGAGGCATTGACAAATCTAACATAGAACTCACTCACGCATTGGATGCTTGTAGCTATGCTATTGCATACAAGTTTCCAGTAATAAGTAAGGCGAGTACAATAATGAAATGGTAAAATAATATGTATAATTTTGGTAAAACAGTGAATCAAGTAGTAATCCCTGAACTATCTGAACAAATAATACTTCAAACAGTAGCTAAAGCCGAGCAAGAGTTTAAAGAAAAAGAGATGGCTGAAAGAATGACTGCTATGGATTTTTACTATAATATTAATATGGATAAACATATTGAGCAATACTTCTCAAGTGAATCTTTGCAACAAATTCCAACATTCCCTCAAAAAGTAGTTCCACGTTTTAGTAGAGCAAGAATGATGCTATATAAGAATGCTCCAAAAAGAATAATAGGTGGAGAGGAAAACGATGATTATAAAAACATCGCTTATATGCTAGATAGTCAAACAAAATGTTTTAGTGAGTTAGCTTGGTTGTTAGGTAGTTGCCACTTTAAAACTAAGTTTAATGAACGGAAACAAAGATTAGAATATGAAATACTTCCTTTTGTAAAAGAATACTATCTACAAGGTGATTCAGAGCCATACGGATATAGTTATGAAGTTGATAAAGGTAATAATAAAGATAGACAGTATGTATTCTGGTCAGAAGATAGAGATGGAATGCCTGGAATGCATTTTAGATTTAATCAAAAAGGAAATAGATATGCTGTTTTAGGGAACGAAGATATGATCAATCCGTATGGAATTACTCCTATCAGTAAAGTTATTTATCCCTCATCTAGTTATGATGTAATAAGAAGTGCTATACAAATTGGAATAGCAATGACTGAAATAGCATTAAGCGTTAGAAGTAGATTAGGGCAACCAGTTTTCACAGGAATAGATGAAGGCCAAAGTGTAATTAAGTCAGGTATTGATTCTGCAATTATATTACCAGAGGGAGCGACATTTCAATATGTTAGCCCAGGAGGAGGTATTAATGAGATGATTGAAAGTGTCAAAGCATTTGCAAATCAAACAGCAGAAAATAATCACCTAAGAATAAGATGGGGTGAATCGGGAGGTAATTCACCCTCAGGTGAAGCGTTGCGTATTTTAGAAATTGAAAACTTAGAATCTCGTGAAAGTGACATCCCTTATTTTAAAGAATGGGAACATAGTAGGTATGAGATAGACAGAACAATACTAGAAAAGCATGGGGTTATGAATTTAAATGAAGATTTATCTATTGACTTTGGTGAAGTATCTTATCCGATGTCTATTGATCAAGAACTAAAAATGCTAGAATGGAAGATGGCTAATGGTATTATGAGCCAACGTGATTTATTATTGCATTTTAATCCTGATATGAGCGATGAAGAATTGCAAATAAAGTTAAGTGAACTACAAGAAGAAAAAGCGACTCAGGTTCAACAAGAACGTGAAGCGCAACAACCTGTTAGCCAACTTGAGCGCATATTAAATGCCTGATTCTATTGACAATGCAGTAAATACGTTTATGGCTAATATTAAAGCTATTGAAGATGAACTACAGCGAGATTTAGAAAAGTTGGCATATAAGATGAGCCAAATGACTGATACTGAAATACTAGCGACAACTAAAAAACTTAATTTCTTACAAGAGCTAATTGATAAAGGCTATGGAAAAGAATTAAATAATTTAATGATTGAGTATGATGTATTATTAGCAAAGTCAGTACTTGAAGCAAATAAAAGAGGTATTATCCCTGTAGGCTCGGAAAGAGTTGAAGCGTTACAAACATTAAAAGATTTAGATACTGAAACATTATTAGGTAGGGCTAGTGCCTGGAGTAATGAAATGAAAAAGTCAATGTTTACAAGCATATATAGCGGAGCGAATATTCGAAGTGTTGTTGCATCTATAGCAGAAACAGAATTAGCTACATATCAAATGAATGTTGCAGTTAATACTGGGTTAAGACAATTTAGTGATTTAAGTAGATACTCAGTATTTAGAGGGCAAGATGTTAAATGGACTTATGTTGGACCACAAGATGATAGAACAAGAGATGATTGTCAATCAACGCATAATAATGAACCAGCTATTGGATATACAGAAGAACAAGTAAATAATGATACAAATACTCCTTTTGGCGTTCGTGGTGGTTTTAATTGTAGACATAGTTGGATGGTTTTATGAAAATACATAAAGTAATTGAAATGAAAAAAAGTGATTGGCTAGAACTAGGCGGGAAACTTGCTACAAGAATAGTTAAAGACGCAGATAGAGGTATTAGTCAAGATGGTAAGGGTAAGCCATTTGAACCTTATAAATCAAGCTATGCTATTAAGAAAGCAGCTGGAAAAGCAAGTTTAAAAGGTCTCTCAGTTAGTAGACAAATAAGTCCGCCCAATTTAAGACTAACTGGAACAATGCTAGATTCGATAAAAGCTCAAAAGCCAACTACTGAAAGTGTTGAGATATTATATGCAGACGGAGCTAAAGTGATGGGAAATGCTAAGCCACCTGCAAGACTTAAAAAGAAAAGAAGAAATATTTATGGCTTAAATGAAAAGAATACTGCGTTCATTCAAGAGTTTATGGAGTCTAAATATAACACTAAGATAAAAAAATTTGTAGCTGATATAATTGAATTTGATATTAGCATTTAACAATAACAAACATGGAGGACAGGATGTCTGAAGTAGCAAAAGAAGAAGTGCAAGAAACTGCGCAAGAGGTGGCAACTGATAGCCAAACACAAACAACTGAACCTAGCTCTGAAGTTGGTGGTTTGATTGCAGAAAGCAAAAAGTATAGAAGCAGGGCACAAGATGCTGAGACTAAACTAGCGGAACTTGAAAAGCAACTAGCAAAACAAGAAGAAGATAGAATGGCAAAGCAAAACGAATGGAAAGAGTTAGCTGAAAAAAGACAAAATCATATTGATACTATTGAAGAAGATTATAACAGGTTGAAAAAAAATGAAGAATCTTTTAAGCAAGAACTCCTTTCTGATTTTGAAGATGAAGACAAAAAAGAATTTGAATCCTTAAGTTTAGGGCAAATTCGTGTTCTTCATGGTAAATTAATTAACAATATTTCGAATGTTCCACCAACCGATGGGACTCCCGCAAGAACATCTAATCCTGATAATAAAAATTGGGTTGATATGTCATCTGAAGAAAGGCGTTCTAATTGGAGTTCTATTTTGGACTCATATCGAAAAAAATAGAATAGGAAAAAATAATGTCAAAACATTATCAAGGTAGCGCAAG